TGCACACGAACAACCATTAATCACAAGCCTTTTTCTCTTATTAATTTAGCCCTTGACCTTATCTCCCTTAGTGTCTTATCGTTCAGACATTATTAAATTATAACTTATGTGGTTTTTGTATGGCAGCAGCTAAAGGTAACACATACACACAAAACAGAAAGATTAATCCCCAATATAAGCAAGAGCAAATAGATGATATTATCGAAAATTTGCTCGAATGGGCTAATGATGATGATTCGCTATATATTGCTACGTTCGCTTACGTTAAATATAAACAACCAGATTATTGGTTATATAATCTTGCTAGATCTCACGAAAACTTAAAAGGCGCTTTAGATGTCGCTAGAAGCCTTATTGCTGGAAAGATTGCCAGACATTGTTTTCTTGGTGATCGTAATTCTTCGTTCGGTGAAAGGATACTCCCAATGTACTGTAAGGCCTATAAAGAGGAGACTAAACGCAAGGCTTCCCTTTCTAAAGCTACTAGTGAGGATTTACAAGCCACCGCCGATGAGTTTGTTAAGGCTATAAAAGAAGCAAGGCTCTTGGATCTACTCAAGCAAGATGACAAGTAAGCGTTATCCTAAGAACATTATATTATGAGAGTGAAAGAATCTATTAGAGGAGCTATGACGACGATTTTAGTTTCTTGAGCGTGGCTGGGCTACTCTTTGAGGTGGTAATGGTGGGGAGTGTATATTCTTGTCAAGTCGATTGCAAATAAAATAATGACAAAAGGAAAAAAAAGATATGTTACCATGGACAAATAAAAATAAAAATGAAGATCCTACGATAGATTTTGGCAGGTGGAAGGGAGATAAAGTAAGCACGCTAACATTTGAAGAAAAGCGTTGGATGCTATACAAATCGAAACTGGCAAAGCCAATAGTAAAGGAAGCATGTAGGCTGGACGTTGGCAGATAATCACCTTAATAGCTAATCCTCAACTAAAACCCATTCACCAAGAATAGATTTAATATCAAGCATTTTAACTTCTTCCCAATTGGCTGAATGGGTATCTTTCCGATGTAGTATATATTCTTGATTAGGGAATATGACAACGGTATAATGTGTTTTACAAGCATATTTCGTTACTCTTTGACATATAGCGCCCTTCTTCATTTCTTCATAAGCTTCTATAAAATTCATATTTATCCCTTCCATAAGTTTGTTTCTATTTTGCTTTTAACTTCCCACAAATGAAAACAGAATTGATGTGAGTTTACGTAATATTGTTTAGGTGGCAAAACCATAACATAGAATTTTTCTGGATCGGCGTATTTTTCTCTAATATATTTTACCTCATCCCACGTAGGAAGTCTGTCATTTCTAGAAAAACTAATGTGGTGGAATCCATCGTCAATCGATTCCAATACTTTCAATCTTCTAAGCCTAGACATCGCCGTTGCCCCGTAAAGGTATATCCATTTTAAGCCTACGTGCGACCATTCGGATGATTGACCTTAACATATGTCCCTGATCGTCTGATAGCTCACTATGCGATCTTAAAAGCAGCTCTACCTCGTCGTATAGATCTTGATCTATATGTACGTAGAACTGTATTTTATCATCTATCATTATTAGTATCCCTGTAAAGTATGTCTTGAATTCAAATATTATATTGATTGACTGGAAAGTTGTAAAGGATTATTATAAAGCTTTCATAGTAGGGAGTTATAAATATGGCAATGTTCATTGTATGTATTATTATGGTTACCATAGGATTAATAGCAGGACAAAATTAGGAGAGATTAAGATGAAAGATAAAGATTTTCAAGATAAAATAATGAAAGAATTAGAAAAACTAGAGTATCCAGAAGAGATATTCGAAGGGATGTCAGAAGCAAGCAAAGAGGTAACTAGAAAATGTTGGAGTGGTAACCCAGATAAATTCCTTGAAAACATGGAAAAAGCATTTGGCATATGTGTCGAAATAGTTGATGAAGAAACTGGAACAATGGAAATAACAAAAAGATCATGACTAAAGAGAGTTACATTATAGAATTTGAAAAAGAAGAAGATTTGCCTATCTTTGCCTCTAAAACTGAAAAATATCCTACATATAGATATATAGAGGAAAGAAAATATTATTATGATTCTTTATGTGTAAAACTAGATTCAACATTGTCTCAAAAGGCTTGTTATAGATTGCATGGTAGAATATGGGGGCATTATTGGAGAGCTAGGAAAGCTATAGAAAATGCAAGTACGAAGAAAGATTATATTGATAAGTTAAAAAAGATAATGAAGTGCGAAAGATACAAGTACACTAGTGGTTACAGATTAGATATAGATCACTATACAAAACATTGGCTTTATGCTAATCAAGGAAGAGAAAATCCAGAAGTAATAGCTGCTATAAAAGATACCTTTGGTTATGAACCATTGAAAAACAAATATTTAGCTAAAGGATATTCAATGTATATATTCAATGACTAAAGAAGACCTATCATTACTAGATGACAAGACTTGGCGAATGAATAACCTTTATCGGATCGTGGATAAACAAGGTGATTCGATCAAGTTTAGACTAAACCCTGTTCAGGCTGAGGTGCTTAAGGGATTGCATAACAGGAACTTAATCTTAAAAGCTAGGCAATTAGGCATGTCAACTTTTAGTGTGCTATATATGCTAGATGAGACAATCTTTAACTCTAATCTATCCGCAGGCATTGTAAGTTATAGCTTGGAACACGCACAGCACATCTTTAAACGTATTCTGGGGCATGCTTTAGATAATCTCACACCAGAAATGAAAGTATTGGCTGGTGTAATACAGAGGAGTGCTAGAGAGATAACTTTCAGGAACGGTTCTTTCCTTAGAGTGGATACAACTTTAAGAGGTGGTTCTTACCAAGCAATATTAGTATCAGAGTTCGGAAAGACTTGTGCTAGAAATCCTATAAAAGCTGACGAGGTAATGACTGGAACGTTACAGGCAGTTCCTATAGATGGACAGATTATTATTGAAAGCACAGGCGAGGGAGCAGAGTCATTTTTTTACGAGCTTTGCACTAATGCAGCACTCCAGGGAAATGACAATCTATCACCATTACAATACAAGTTGTTCTTTTTCAATTGGATGCAAGACAAAGGTTATAAAATGGAACAGCCAGTAACAATAGATTATGAGTTAAAAGAATACTTTGAGAAGCTAGAAAACGATTTATCCATAAAAATAACACCACACCAACGAAATTGGTACGCTCATCAAAAGAGTATTTTAGGCGATAAGGTACGTCAGGAATTCTGTAGCACAATATCCGAAGCCTTTTTAAGCAACTCTGACGCCTATTACTTTCAAGTCCACATAGAGAAAGCCTATAACGAGAGTCGATGCCTTCTAACGCCCTTATATGATGCCCTAGAGCCTGTTTACATAGCAATGGACATCGGCGTAAATGATTTAACAGTTATACTGTTCTTCCAAGTTGTTCATGGGGAAATTAGAGTCATTGATTACTATGAAGATAAGAACAAGGGAGTCGATTTCTATTGCAACTTTCTTCTTAACGACAAGAAGTATATTTATAAGACTGTATTTCTTCCTCATGATGCCGCAAAGCGTGATGGAATAGTTGTAGAAAACACATATGAGAGAGACTTCAAGCGATATCTTCAACACACAGATACAAGGGTACTAGTCTTGAAAAGGACAGATAAGAATCTACAAATCAACAATGCTAAGATCAAGATGGATAGAAGCGTATTTGCCATTAATAAGGTAAAGCCATTACTAAATTATCTAGGCAAGTATCGAAAGAAGTGGTCAGAGATGGCAGGAAGATATTTAGATGGTCCTCACCATGATTTGAGTTCAAACGCAGCTGATGCCTTTCAATACTTGGCGCAAGCTGTAGATCACATTGAAAAAGTTGGTTCATTCTCAGGTGCTTTAGACAAGCATAAAAAGGCTACAGAAAATAGAAGATATCAGATTTAAGCAAACCAATTCATATAAGATAATAATAAATCTAGTGTTTCTCCTCTAGTGTATACAATCCATTCATAATCACAAAGAATTTGAACTTCTACTGTATTATCATTAAATTCAACTAAACGCCTATCTTCAAACTGCGCCCATACATTAATTAATATTCTTTTTTTAAGATTACTTTTAGTTTTATTTTTTTTTCTAAACCAATTAAATATCTTAATCATCATAGCCATAATATTTTACTGACATTTTTTTCTTATAATTCCCAATACTAAACATAACTTCTCTTTTCTTATTCTGGATACTAACACCAAATCCAGATTGTTTTTTAACAACTTCTTCCCATTCATCAGATGGATGTTTTTTATTAAACTTCTTTTTTGATAACGTTCTGTTATTCATTTTTTTCCTATGTTTATATTATTTTACTCCTAAGATGTTATAACACAACTATTTAAATCTAAATACCATTGACAATATCATAGCATAAATATAATTTTAGTTTAAGTTAAATACCTTAACTTAAGGTCGCTATGTTAAATGATAGAGAGTTGCTCGGTGAGTTCCAGGAAAATTATAGATACGCACAAGATTATTGGAGTCCGTTTGTAAAAAACGCTCAAGTTTACACCTTAGCCCAATCTGGTTATACCTGGTCAAATTCTGAGCTTAGAGCATTGCAGAAAGAAGGCAGGGAGCCATTAGAGCTTAATATCATGAGACGGCCTCTACAGTTCTTTTCTGGTTATCTACGAGATAATCTAAATAGTATCGTTATATCTCCAGTTGAAGGAAGCGATCAAAAGACAGCGGATCAATTCACAAAGCTTAGTTATTATACATGGGATAAGGGCGAAGGTTATAGCACGTTCTTAGATGCATGCGATGAGGGTTTTAAGTCTGGAATATCTCTATGTGGTCTTAGAATGGATTATTCAAGAGACTTTATTAATGGAGAGATTGGATTCTTCAAGAGAACTTACAACTCATTTTTCTTAGATCCAACATTTGAGCGTATTGATTTAAAAGATTGTAGCTTTGCTATCACAAGAGATTTGATTGAGCGAAATATGGTTCAAAGCCTATTACCTTTTGTTGATCCTCAGCAAATTCAAGATATTCAATCATCATTCAGAGACGACAAGTTTTTATCATATCACCCTAATTTTACAGTACTTAGTAGGAATAGAAACTTGATGGCATATGATCAATATTATAGAAGGATAACAAAGAGACGAACGTTTTTGGTAGATGAGCAAAGTTCTTACTATAGAGACATAACAGACTTAGATAAGGAAGATAGAAAGAAGTTAGAGACTGGTATTTATAGAATTAGAAAGCTTCATGAAGAAGCGGATATGATGGGAATGGATAAGAGAGATCTTCCTCCAATCGTTGATATTCAATCAGTAGATAGAGATTACGTTGAATTAAATATTATGTTGAATGGTCAGCCAGTTTATACGGGTGAAGATAAAACGGGTATTAACCAAACATTCCCTTTTGCACCTGTATTATGCTATATGGAGCCAAGTATTTGGGAGCCATCACAAAGAATACAAGGTTTAGCTTCTACAATGTATTCAGCTCAAAGGCAATTCAACAAACGACACATGAAGATTGTGGATATGATGGATAGTACAATCTCTACTGGCTACAAGTATTTAATTGGATCCGTTCCAGACGTAGAAGACCTACAACAATCTGGACAGAATAAAATAATTGGTGTTGACCCTGAAAATGCTCCTGAAGGTTTAAATTCAGTTCAAGAGTTACAAGGCGGTAGTGCTAATCCTGCATTAATTGAATATCAAAATGTTTTAGATCAACTAACTCTTACATTATCAAACGTTAATGAATCTGTTCTTGGGGTTGATGACGCAGGAAATACTCAGATTTCTGGAAGACTTGCACAAGTACGTATAGGTCAAGGACTTAGAACTAACAGAAAGATATTTGATAATGTTGAAGTAACACAAAAAGTTATTGGTGGTTTAGTTCTTAAAGCAATCCAAAATCATTATCCCCCTGGAAAAGTAAAGCGAATCATAGGAGAAGAGCCAACAGAGCAATTCTACGAAAAAGAGTTTGAGCAATACGATGCAGTAGTAAAAGAAGGCGTACGCTCTCAGTCACAAAAAGACGCTTATTATTATGAATTAGTAAATCTTAAACGTGAAGGTATTGTTGATGTTCCACAATCTGAAATTGTCAAATCTCTACAGATGGCGGGCATGTCGGATCTTCAAAATGCTATTGAACAAAACGAACAACAAGCACAGCAGCAACAACAAGAACAGCAAGCTAAACAAGACGCTTTAGTAGAAGCAACAACTGCCGAGAAATACGCATTAGCACACGAAAGAGGAACTAGAGCAGATGCAAACGAAGGTCTAAGAATAGAGAGAACTTCTGAAGCTGTTCAAAATCAAAGTCTTGCAGAACTTAACAAAGCTAAAGCTATCGTTGAGCTTTCAAAACTACATGAAGATAGATTGATACAGGCGTTAGAGCTTGTTAATCAGATACATGTGCAAGAGCAAGAAATGACAGCTCGCAAAGAGGAGCTAGTTGATGCTGAATCAGAAATAGAACAGCCGCAACAATCTTCTCAAGCTCAGCAACAATCACCGCCTACAGAGGGCATAAATCAACAACAATAAGGAGTGTTTATGAAAAAAACATCTTTAAGCTCTGGAAAAGGAATGTATTCCACTAAGGATAATCCTATGGGTCAGCCATCAAGAACAAGTTCTCAATGTGGACCAAGTTCTAACCCAGACGCTATGAAGGCCAACAGGCTATTACAAAAAGCACACGCTCAGAAAGAGTCACTACGTGGCAAGAGCGGAATGTAAAGCAGGTTTACTATGTCAACACGAATGATGCAAGATCCAGTTACTAACCTAATACTACCATCAGAATTTGTTGAGGAGAGGGCCTCGTTAAAAAAATCTATAAACAAAATCGTTGATGATGTCGTTAGTTCACATGGACATATTAAAGGAACTTATTTCCTTACATTACATGCGAAGTTTGATTCAAATGATCAAACAGTATTTCGCGTTGATGAACCTAAGTTAACAAAACAACTGCCTAGTTTTAGAAGCAATACACTTGTGTATTTTGTCTCAAATTCTAGAGGGATTAAAGAACTTCTATGGATGGTAGCTCCCAAGATGAAAGGTGAGAAGCTAAAAATAGAATTTAATAAAGAAGGTGTCGCCTACCTACAAGCAAAGGGCGCAATGCCATCGTAAGAGGCTATCTTACGCTAAATCGGGAGATAAATATATGACAGATACCGAAGCTGTACAAGAGCAAGCACAAGAAGTAGTTCAAGAGAACATACAAGAAATGCCTGTTAATGAAACTCAAGCGGTTGAAACTGCTGAGACTAAAGAAGAAGTTCAACAAGAGCAAAACGTCCCTCTTTCAGCGCTTCAAAAGGAGCGAAGAAAAAGACAAGACGCAGAAGGCGAACTTAAAATGTATAGAGAGCATCAATTAAAACAGATGCAAACGCCTGCAGCTCAGGAAGAAGACGACAGTCAATATGAACCTGTTACAAAAGCTGAATTAAGACAGCAGCAAGTTCAAATGATGAGAGATGTCGAAGAGAAGGCATGGATACGTCAAAACCCAGAGAAAGCAGAAGCAATAAACGAAAAATTAGCTAACTTTTTAAAAAAGAGACCAAACTTAGCGGCAGCAATAGAAGCAGCGCCAAACAGATATGAAGAGTCATGGGAATTAATGGATAAATTAAGTCCAAAGCAGAAAACAGCGTTAAGTGCTACGCCGGCACCTAAAAAGGACACCCCGAATTCACCTTCTGGAGTCCCTAAGGCAGCGGCGATGAATCAAGCTGTAGATGTAATGAACATGACAGATTCTGAATTTGTAGTGTGGAGGAATTCTAAGCGTAGTCGTAGGTAAGGCCTCCAATATGGAGATATTATATGGGTGTAACAACAACCACACAATATGGTTCTATGTCCAACAGATGGGCGCATAGAGCTTTATTACAAAGATCAAAGCCTAACAATAACCACAATCTATTTGGTAGAGCTTTTACCTTACCACAAAAAAACACTGATACAATGGCGTTTAGAAGACAAGAAAACTTGAATTCTGACCCAGTTGTTCTTTCTGAAGATGCTGATCCAGCACCTGAACAAATCAACAAATTTGATATCAACGTAACAGTACAAGAATTTGGAAAAGTAGTTTTACTTTCTAGAAAAGTATTGTTAGTAGTTGAAGATGATACAGCAAGCGAAACCGCTGATAACCTTTCTCAGTGCATGCATACTATGCTAGACAAAGTAACAAGAGATGTTTGGGATTCTGGCGTTGCACAAATTTCTTGTCTTAGTGGTGTTAACGGAAATGCGATAACAGAATTAACTCAAACAGATGTTAATAGAGCAATTGCATATTTAGATGAAAATAACACAGAAAAAATGACTCCAACAATTGATGGATCAAGTCGTTTTGGAACAGGACCAGTAGAAGCTGCATTTTGGGTTAATGCTCACGTAAAAATGAAGCCAGATATTAGAGCTTTAGATGCGTTCATGCCTACTTCTCAATACGGTAGCCAAGAAGCTGTATTAAAATCAGAATTTGGTTCAACTGATGAAGCTAGATGGGTTACATCTACTTTAGTAAAAGTTTCAACAGATGCAGCTCCAGTTTACAACAACACTTTTGTTGGTGCAAACGCATATGGATATGTAGGACTTGATGAAGTATCTACTGAAATGATCTTAAAGCCACTAGGATTTAACGATTATCTTAATAGATTCCAATCAATGGGATTCACTGCTTATTTTAACGCAGCAATTCTTGATGATTCACACATCGTAACATTGCTTTCAACAAAAGCGTAATATAAGGAGATAAAAATTATGTCAGATTTATTCGAAGGTCGCACAATGACCGAAGCGTTTAGCTATATTTCAGGCGGAAACGCTTACACTTTAACATTAGGTTTCCAGCCAGATAAAGTTGTAGTTCACAATTTAACTGATTGGACAGGTACAGCAGGAGGATTTCCTAAATCTACTTGGATAAGAACATTAACTACTGATACAGATTCGTATCAACAACAAGTTATAGATTCTGCAACAGGAGGTTCATCCTTTAACTTTACATTTGAAGATACTAACGGTTTTACCGTTGCTAATACTTCAGGTGGAGCAGCTGATTATAGAACTGCTATTACAGGTATAACTCAAGCTGATCCTTGTGTTGTAACAGCAACAGCTCATGGAATGGCTACAGGTTGGGAAATTCGTATAACTGATCTTGGACCTGAGATGACCACAGCTCGTGGCATGGACGAATTGGTGAATAAAAGATATAGCATCACTGTTCTAACAGATGACACATTCTCATTACAAGATGTGATCACTGGCGAAGACATAGATTCTACAGCTTATGTAGCATATGTGTCTGGTGGAAGTGTTATGGGCATATCTCGTACACAAACATTAAGCAGTGCTTTTGCTTTTGATCCTATTACTTATAAGCTAACACTGGGAACTGCAGTTGTTGGGGCTAATGGCGAGCAGATGTTTGTAGAATGTATTAGATATGGTTCTAGAATCATTGCGTTAGGTGATATCGGATGATGATATTGGCTAGTTGCTAATAAATATCCCCTGTGGTAGACTTTATTTTACCATGGGGCTTTATGAAAAAATGTAGTTTATGCAAGGAAAGTAAAGAATTAGAATGTTTTACAACTAAGTCAGGGAATGTAACAGCTAAATGTAAAGAGTGTTTATCTAAGTTACAAAAGGAATGGAAAAAGAAAAATCCTGATAAAGCTAAAAAGATAAAGCAACGAGAATATCAGAAAAATAAAGAACGTTGTGATAAGAGCAACAATAAATGGGTAGAAGAAAATAGAGAAAGATCCAATGAGATTAAAAGGAATTGGAAGAAAAGAAATAGAGAAAAGGTTTTAGAACAGTCTAGAGACTACGCCAATAAAAGGTATGCAGAAAATACTGAAAGAGAATTAAAAAGAAATAAAGAATGGATAAAAAATAATCCAGAAAAACAGAAAGAAAGTGAAAGAAAAACAAAAGCTAAGTATCCAGAAAAATACAAAGCTAGAATAAAAAGTAGAGATGCTTTGAAAAGAGGTGAAATAGTGAGACCCACCATATGTTCCAGATGTAATGAAGAAGGTTACATAGAAGGTCATCATTATGATTATAACAAACCGTTAGATGTAATTTGGTTATGCAAAAAATGCCATGCCAAAGAACACAAAAAGAATTAAAACTTGAGGGAATCTCTGTAACCCAAAACGTTACATTGTAGGTCGATGCTAGCACTTCCGCCCCTCTTACTTAAATAAAACCAAAGGAAAAAAGATGGCTAAAAGCAAATATTTAGAGCAGCCCGCTAAAATTGATAAGATTATTGAAGCGGCACCAAAAGAAGAAAAATTAGCAATAGAAGATATGCCTTTAGAAACGTTGACTGATTATATCAGATACAACAGAGAGGCAAGAAAGCAAAATCATAAATTGAAAATATGCAGATACCCAATAAAACCTTGTCCTATAGAATTACATCCTACAGAGAAGATTGTATTTAACAGAAAAGATCAACCCACGAATCCACTACCAGTGATGTTATCTAATGATATGATAGATTTTAATATGACCTTAATTCCTGGTAAAACATATGATTTACCTAGATGTATAGTGGCATATTTAGCAAAGAAAGGAACTCCAAATTGGCAATGGTATGATAACGCAGATGGTTCAAGAGAAACCAGAGTTGCCTCAATGGATCCTAGATTTGCATTAAGAACAATATACGAGGATTAATTATGGCACAGTTTGTTTCAGATAGCTTAAGGATTATGCGTTTAGCAATAGGCAGACGTAACGAAAATGATACAGATTCAGATGATACAACACTAAGAAAGTACATAAATGACTTTGTGTCTATGACTATGTCTGATGACGTTAAGTTATTTGAACAATATGGTTCATTAGAGTTTACAATAGACGAAACAAACACAACAGGTGTCTACACCTTTAATGATGTAGGCGCCGATTATAATTTCACTAATATATCTATTGAAGGCTTTATAACATTAACAGATCCAGCAGATGAGTCGATATCTTGGAATCGTTTAGAGATATATCAAGATCCAGGTGAATTTTATGGTTACTGGGGTATAAACAATTCAGGTATTTTAATAGCAGGTTATCCAACCCAGATGCTTTATTATGGAACAGAACTAGTATTTAGAACCATTCCTGAGCAAGAATATACAGTATCAATATATGGTTATAAAATAAATTCTGAGTTTGAAGCAATAACAGAAGAATTACCATTTGATTACTGGATGAGATATATAGCCTATGGAGCAGCTTTAAATTATGCTAGAGACTATAGGTTTGAGACTAATGCGTTAAACCAGCTTAAGGTTGAGTTTTCGCATGAGAGAAAGCTGTTGTTAACGAGAACATATAATCAAGCAAAACATAATCGAGCAAAACCAAGCTTTTAATGAGGCAAACAATGAAAAAGAAATGTCCAGGTGGAAAAATAAGATCCAAGGGAAGAGGAAAAGGATTAGGCAAAGGAAAGAAAAAAGGACCTATAGGGGTTCCTAGTAGAAA